CCTTTTTTTGTAATGCTTTTTTTACTTTGGCAGAAACTTGTTTTTGATCTTCAACTACAGATATATGTTTATCATCATCTTTTGGTTCAAAATCTTCTAACTCCTTTCTGCCTTCAAGCTTTTTTGTAAGTTCTAGTATTACATCTTTCATACCCTGTTCACCTAAGTTACCAATAACACCCCACTTAATTTGTGCAACCACACCTGCAACATTAGATAGATTTGGCTCTTTACTGCCACTTCTAAATGCTTGTCCATCTCTAAAATGTCTAGCTGCCCATGCTTCTCTTTCTTTTATCCACTTCAGTACAGCAGGTGATTCAGAGCCATCTCTTGCTCTACCCCATAACATATAAGCTTCATTGCCTCTAATATTGCCACCTGCTTTCCATATTTGTTTGCCCACGCCTTCGTTTTTTAAATTAGTAGCAAAGTTATAATCAAATTGTGGATATTTGCTATTTCTTAAAGAAATCTTTTTGTTATCACCTCTTTTTGGAAAGTTAGTTAAATCATTCTTTTCTTCTTCCATCATGAAGTCATCATCAAAGTCATCATCATACTCTTTCAAGTCTTCTTCATTTATTGGATCTTCAGGTTTATCTACACCTTCATCTGTTAAAGGGAATAGTGTTGCAGATATATAAAGATCATCAGCACCATCTACAGGTTGTAATCCTATAATCTCTCTAGCTTCGTTTCTTGTCATAATTCCTTCACGAACTGCTGATGTTACATTCTCATAAATCTTTTTTCTTCTTTCTGATAAAGCTGGTATTGCATCAATATCAAATTCAAGTCTAAGTCTTTCATCAAACATAGGTACAAGCCATTCGTTTAAGTCTGATGATAGTTTTCTTAGATGTGGAATAATTGTCTCTTCATACAAAGCTAATCTTGCTTCAGCTACATTTGAATATGTTTGAGCATCAGGAACACCCACTAATTGACTAGGAACACCAAAACACATTGCTATATCTGTAGCACTCATGTGTTTTAAGTTTAAGAAGTCCATATCTTTAGGACTTAGACCCATTTCACGCCAATCAAAGTCACCTTCTAACAAGAGTGGTCTTCCTGCATTAGAAGTTCCACTAAATCTATTGTTTAAGTCTGTTAATAATTGTTGTCTTTGTGATTCTGTAAGGTTAACTGGAAAACCAGCATCATCTTGTGGTTTAAATATGACAGCACCACTTGGTCTTGCACCATTATTTAAAAGATTAACATTGTGTTTACTTGCCATGTTGAATTGGTCAATTTCAACAGCAGCAGCACTCATTGGAGATAAACCATAGTAATCATCAAGTGGATTCCATAGTTTTATATGTTTAAGTTCACTAAATCCGTTTTCTTGGTCAACTTCATAAGTATGATGTACTCTACCTTGCAACACATACTCATATTTATCAGGAATTGGATTACCACTCCCTTTGATATTAATCCTATCAGGTCTTAATTGATGTAACTCACTTGGCGTTCCTTGTTCTGCACCTACTTTTAGTATGTAAGCATTACCACTTAAAAGCACATACCCAAACAAGCTATTAAAAAACTCAGAATATGACTGAAGTGGATTTGGTCTGTTAAGTAAGTCTATTAATGGGTGTTCTTCTATTATTTGATCACCAGCTTTAATGACAAAAGGTACAGCACTTGCACCTCTAGATATTTCGTTTACACAACGATAGCAGATAGCATTTTTTAAATAACCCTCTTTTGCTAAGTCTTGATACTTGTAACTTTTAATGTCATTTGATCCAACACCAAAGTATCCCATCATGTTTGATTGTTTTGTCTCTTTTGGTTGTACATTAAAGAGTCGTTGAAAAAATGTTTGTTCTGCCATCAGCTTATTCTCCAGTTTACTTGTCCTTTAGACTTGCTTAGTTCGGTCAATCCCCACACTAAAGCATCTAGTCTATCAGGTGAAGTATTATTCTCGCCAGTATAACTGCACATTTGCGACTCTAACTCTGAAAATACACCTACATGATGTACTCTTCGTTGTTCATACAAAGCTGAGATTGGTTCTGCTCTAAGTATTTTACCTCTTGTTGCTCTTACACTTCTATAAGGCACATTGAAGTCATAGTTTCTTATAAGCCTTTCAACCAAGTCTCCACCATTGTTTACTTCAGCAACAATTCTATCAGCTTCCCACTCATAAAATGTGTTAATAGCTATTCTACCCCATTTTTCAGGAGTGTGCCTACCTGATAAATCTTCTAACACATAAAAATGGTTTTTATAATCTCTGCCAACCACAACAATACCAGTTTCATCTGAATTTGCATTTGCGGTTACTGCTGGATCAATTGCCACAATGATCTGCTGCAAATCAACTTCATCATCTGTTCTACATTCATCAATAAGTTGTGGTGTCCATAATGCTCCATCAATATCATCTATAATTTCAGCATATAATTCTTGTCTGCCTAAATTAGTTCCTTCATATTTATCCTTCAACATTCTCAAGGCACTATCTGCTAAGTTAGCCTCGTTTTCAAAGGTTGAACCTGTTGTCACATAACAATCCTCTCTTTCCACTAAGTCCCTTATAAGTTTTGTTGGTTTTGGAGTTGTCGTTATTAAACATTGTGGATTATCGCCAAGCCTTAATCCAAACATCAGCTGATCAAACGCTTCAGGGTATCTCCAAGATGCTACTTCATCACACCAAGCTCTATGAAACTGTGGACCTCTTAATCTGTCAGGTTCTTGTGCTGCATATCCTGTGATTTTTGAACCATTAAATAATCTTATTTCGGACACGCTAGATGAATAACCCTTTTGATCATTTGATTTTAAATAACATTCTTTGGGAATGACATTAATAAGACCTGATGGACCACCAAAGCAAACTCTTCGCAAATCACCATGTGTTGGTGCAACCACAGCACAGTTAACATTAGGATTACGAAGTGCATACAAAGCGATGTCCTGCGAACCTGTGCGTGTTTTACCCCAACCTCTACCAGCAAGTATCAACCAAATATAATGCTCTAATTTTGGCTGTAATTGCTTATCTCTAGCTGTGTCTAACCATTCAGTGCGTAGTGCTATCGCTTGGGATTCTGCTGTCTTCAATTGAGTCAAGCAGTTCCATAGCTCTTCTGAAGGTGTCATTTTCTTGTATGTTTCCATTGAGGTTAATATTTGAGGTTGATTCACCCAATGCAAGTTTTGCAAATTTTTGTGTTTTTAATGCTGCACTTGCCATTGAGTCTAATTGCTGTGGTGTGAAATCTTTAATTGAAGCGTTTTGTGTGTTTCTGATAACACTTCCACATCTTGCTAATAATGCTTTTGCAATATTTAAACAAGCTGAATCTAACTTTTTTGATTCAACACTAAACTCTTTTATTCTTTGAGCATCTAATTTGTCTTCATATTCTTTTTGAAATCTTTCTTGTTGAAATTTCCAATTTTCTCGTTGTGCCATTTTATACAGTGTGTTTTTAGAAAGTTTATTATCATCAGCTAATTCTTCAATAGTGGATAATCTTCTGAAGCCTTGAGGGTCAATATCTCCCTGCACATATAGCACCCTCATTTTTTCTTTAAGGTGTGAAGTTATTTTTTTATATTTAGGTTTTTTGTTAGCCATTTTTTGTAATTTTTTGTAATCATACTTTATAAAGGCATATTATTACAAATTGAATTAATTTTTAATATCGTTGTAGTTGTCGCCTGTTTTTTCAAGTATTGCGTTATTACCTGTGTAGTTCTGCCATCTTTCAACAATCACATCTGCATATTTAGGATCAAGTTCCATTCCGTAGCATTTTCTTCCTGTTTTTTCTGCTGCAATTAATGTTGAACCTGAACCTAAAAATAAATCTAATATTAAGTTTGTTCTTTGTGTTGAGTTATTAATTGCTCTTTCAACAAGCTCCACAGGTTTTGTCGTTGGATGCAGTTTAGATATTCTTGGTCTTGGAACTTCCCAAACATCAGATTGTTTTCTGTCAAGCAATGGACTTAACCTTGATTCATCATCATTCCATCCATACCATATTGGTTCATATTGGGTGTGATAATCTTTTCTTGATATAACCAACGCATCCTTTGCCCATATTATTGTGCTTGACCAATGGAAACCTGAATCTCTTAATGTTTTATCAACAATACTCCATTCTTGAGCAGACATAACAAGATATGTCATGCACCCACCTTTACTTGCTACCTTAAGGCTTGTGCAAAAACCCATTACAAACTCTGCCCATTCATCCTCTTTCATGTGATCGTTTAATATGGTTCTTTGCTTCCATGTTGGATGATCAGTTGCTCCATAGTTAACATTCCAAGGGGGATCAGTGAATATCATATCAGCTCGTTCTTTGTTCATCAGCTTTTCAACATCATCTATTGATGTGCTGTCGCCACAACATAATCTATGGTTTCCCAATATCCAAACATCACCCATTTTTGAAATTGGCTCATCTTCAGTTATTTCTGGTATTTCATCTTCAGCAGTCACAGGTGTTTCCACAAATGATTCTAAGTTTAAGTCAAAACCTAGATCTTCTAATTCAGCATCAGTGAATCCTGTGAATTCTAAATCGTAGTCTTGCTCTAAAAGATCAGTTATTTCTTTTGTTAACAGTCCATAGTTCCAAGATGCATATTCAGCAGACTTATTATCCATGATTCTATATGCTTTTATCTTTTCGTCAGATAGATTATCAGCGATTAAACATGGCACTTGTTCAAACCCTAATTCTTTTGCAGCTTCAAGCCTTGTGTGACCAACGATTATTATATTATCTTTATCTACGACTATGGGTTGCTGAAAACCAAATTCAGCAAGAGATTTTTTTACAACATTAATTGCATCTGTGTTAACTCTCGGATTGTCGTTATAAGGTTTAACTTGATCTATATCAATTTCATGAATCTTCATAATTATTCCATTTTGTATTTACAAATAATAACAAATCATTATACTCAAGTCCATGTCTATTGAGTGTCTAAATAAAGCAATTGGTCTACAATTTGAAAGTCAAACACCTACAAAGAGATTAATATTAATTTTACTTGCAAATTACTGCGATGAAAAAAACAGTTGTTATCCAAGTTATAAGCACATAGCAAAACTAGCAGGATTAAAAGACACAAAACATGTTGCAAATATTATTAAAGAGTTTGAGCAACTTGGTTTTTTGAAAATTGAGAAAAGATACAAGCAAGATGGTGGTAATTTATCAAATCGTTATCATTTAACTTTGATTGGTGTAAACAACCCCCCTAGTGGTCTACACCCTACCACCCCCCTTGCCCACACCCCTGACAATACTAAAGATCACACTAAAGATGATTCTAAAGTTATTTATGAACCAAATGATAAAGAAGATTTTATTCCTTTAAAAGATAAAAACTTTGACGATTTTTGGCAGGTTTATCCAAGAAAAGAAAACAAATTTAATGCCAAGTTAAAATATGCCAAAGTCACAAGATCTTATGATGTAAAAAAACTCAAGACTATGCTTGAACGATATATTAATGAAATACAATTTAAAAAGATTGATAAAAAATTTGTTCCACATGCATCAACATGGTTACATCAGAAACGCTTTTTAGATTATGAAAATTATAAGATGCAAGTCACAAAAGAAAAAAAATCATCTGACAGTAATTGGTATGATGATATAGAAATATGAAAAATAGAAATTTAAACAACCATGATAACTGGGCAACACCACATGACCTATATAACAAGTTAAATAAAGAGTTTAATTTTAATTTTGATCCATGTCCTTTATATGCAGAGTTTGATGGATTAAATATAGATTGGGGAGCAAGAAACTTTATTAATCCTCCTTACAGCAGAAAATTAAAAGATGCTTTTGTGATCAAAGCTATTCAGCAATCAAAACAAGGTAAACTTTGTGTATGCTTATTACCAGTTAGTACAAGTACAAAATTATTTCATGACCACATAAAACCTAATGCAAATGAAATCAGATTTTTAAAAGGTAGAGTAAAATTTATTGGTGTAAATACCAAAGGTGAAAAAGTGACAAATAAGGCAGGTATGCACGACTCAATGATTGTTGTGTTTGGATCATAAATAAAAATCGTTAGGTTGAACTTTTCCCTCAGTTATTTCATGAATAGATTTCATTTCATTTTTTCTTGGTATTCTTTGACCTTTAATATATTTGGACAAACCACCCTGTGAAAGTTTTGTGCCAGTTTTTTTATAAAGTAGATCTAAAAAATTGTGTTGCGTTAATTTGTTATCTGATAAATATTTTTGTAATTTCATTATTTTGATTATAACAAAAAGGAATAAAATAACAATATATGACTTGATATTATTCCAATATGTTATATATTAAGTATAAATAAATTATTAATCATACTTTGAGGAAAATAAAATGAAATATGAAAACATTGAAATCTTAAATATTAATTCTTTTGCAAAAAAATTAATTTTACAATCTCTTTTATCATTAGAAGACGATGTTCACAAACAAGCATTTGGTGGACTTGATATAAGAAGTGATATGGTTAGAGACCTGCTAAAAAATATAAAAGAAGCAGAACTTTCAAACCTAGAAGCAGAGATGCTTATTAAAGAAATTAAGTTTGAAGTTGCAAAAGTTATAGGAAAGCTAGAGACACAAACTGGTATAGATACAGGTTTGGTTAAAAGAAACAGTTCAGGACATGTTGCAAGACAACAATATGATCTATGAGTAGCAATAATCCATTTAACCAGTTTGACATAGAACACTTATCAGCAAGTTCAATCAATTTATTTATGCAAGATATACCTTTATTCATTGTTAGGTATTTAGCTAAACACAAATCACCTACTAACCCTGCAATGTTAAGAGGAACAGTTATAGATCATGCTATAGGCAATATGGATAAATATCCCAACACATCAGTTGAACAAGCACAAAAAGAGTTTAAGGCACTGATGAACTATGAAAAGAAACAAGGCAATGTATTTGATGAAGAGAAAGCAGAAACAGAATACAACAATATACAAAAGTACTTAGAAGTTGGAATTCCTTTTTATAAAGAATTAGGTAAGCCAGTAAGTTATCAAAAGAAAGTAGAACTACAATTTGATGACCTGCCCATACCAGTTCTAGGGTTTGTTGATATGGAATACTCTGATTGCATTAGAGATATAAAGACTACTGCAAAAAGACCATCAGCATTGACCCCACAAGTTCAACGACAGATTGCATTATATGCAAAATGTCTTGATGTAAATCGTGCCTATGCCGATTACCTTTATGTGACCAAAACGAAAGCAGAGGTCATAACCTTTGAGGTAGACGATATAGACATGAGATTAAATGAGGTGTACAGGGTTGCATCAGCAATGATGAACCTTTTACAAAATAATGATATTAATTCTTTGGTTGACCAGTTCTACCCTGACATGACTTCGTTCATGTGGGACAACAGTAGTATTGCGATAGCTAAAGAACTATGGAGAATAAAATGAAATCAACTGATACATTGATAAATGCTTTGGTCAAGGCACAACAAGAAATTGACCATGTAGTGCAAGATGCAAATAACCCTTTTTTCAAAAGTGATTATGCAACTTTGAAAGAGGTTATTGATTCTGTAAAAAAACCACTTAACGATAATGGCATATTGTTACAACAAGTTGCACATGATTGTGATGTGGGAGTTTGTATAGAAACAATCTTTTATGGACATGGCGGTACTTTGTCAAGTGGTAGGGTAACAATTCCTGCTGCTAAACAAGATCCACAAGCTTATGGTTCAGCACTTAGCTATGCAAAAAGATACTCATTACTTATGGCTTGTGGCGTTGCAACAAGACAAGAAGATGATGATGCAGAAAAGGCTATGCAACGAAATAAACCTAAAGTTGTGAAGCAACCAGCACAAAACAATGATGAAGAATCATTCTAATGGATATACCAAATTGCATAAAAGAAAAACCCATGAATAAATACACAGTTGATGACTGTGTATTTATCGTGTTACACAAAGCTTATTTAAAAAACGAATGGCGAATGTTCCACGAAATACAAGAATCTATTCAAAATGCATATACAAACACTTATGGTGAACAATATGCTAAAAAAAGAAGATTTTATGGAGAAAATACAATTGCTGCTTGTGTCAGAAACATGAGAAAGGCTAGATGTAGAGAATCCTATAATCTACCTTTAGATATGAATACTGAGGTTATTGTTAAAAGAAAAAGACATAACAGTAGAGGTTATGAATATAAATTTGATATAGGAGAGCAAAATGAACCTAACTAAAAGCGAAAAAAGTGCAATAGTAAGATGCTTAAATAGATATGGGAAAACAGTTGAAGCTAGAAATGAAGAGCATGGTAAAACAATCGTGGGCAATCTTGGAATACCTTGTGTGATA